TCTGATTGCAATTGAATAGTTGTCAAATAATTTTGTTGATTGAAATTTTCCCATAGTGTAAATATAATAACTTATTCCTCGGTATCCAAGTCTATATTGTTTTCTTTAAGGATTTTTTTGTATTTCCCTTTTATTGCTTCTTTTAGGAGGATAGTATCTTTTTCTAATTGATCTACATTAATTGTTTCAGGATCCATAGACTCTATTTTATCTATAAAATTCATAACCTTCATAATGTCGGCTTCGACTTCTTTAGGATCCAGTTGGTTCTTCGGTTGGTTCTTTGGTTTCTTCATATTCTATTTCTGGTATTTCGTTACATACCCAAATATAACCTTGGGCTTTAAAAACAGTGTCACATCTATATAATTCTTTAAGGGTGGTTGATTTTCCTTTTTCAAGGTTAATACTTCCTTCCTTAAATTTTCTCCTTACAACAAATAATTTATCTTGGGCGGTTATTATATCGTGCATATTTTAATTTGTTTTGACAAGGTATTCCATAATATAATTTTTCTACCCAACACATTATAGTACCTCGCAACTATCCCCAGAACAAGCTAGGCTTTCTTTTTGTGAAGTATTGTCTGTGTCCTCATGAACATATCTCAAATTAATAGCATGTAAATGCGATACCATTTCATTATATTGTTCCTTAGTAATATCTTCAAAAGGTGCTTGCTTATAACTACCCCCACTATATGGAAGTACAGCTAGACCATTGAATGTATGTTTATTTTTCCACATCCATTTCCCCACTTCTCCCCAATCTCCCTCTTTTACTGAGATGGTAGCAGATACATTATTAGTATTTGATCCTTTTCTGTGGCCTGCTTTTACCCATTCCATGTTGAATTTTTTTGTTCTTTCAAGTAGGTCTATTGACGATTCTGTTCTTAAAATTGCTCCTTCTGGGGCACTTTGGGGGACAGAAATAATAGCTTGAATTTCTGGTTTAAAGAAATCATCTTCTACTAATTCGGGGTGATTTTCTAATAGATAAGTATAAAGTGCTTCATTCTTACCAATTCTCATTCGGCGAATATAAAAATCATTATGCCAAGCATGTATGCCTGATGAAGTACCTAATACTAATGAACTTGTTCCTGAAGGTTTTACTGTGGTTACACGGGCTGCCTTATTAATTCCTATAGCTTTTGCTGTTTCCTTGTTAGAATCCATAGCTATTTTTGCTGCTTCCTCTAGGTTATAACCTAATATAATACCACTCCCTATTCCTGTCATTCCTACCCCCACAAGTGCATCTTTGTCTGTGTTTTTTCTCCAAATTGATCTTAAATAATGAAAATCTGTATAAGATGCTTGTAAAGTTCCTATAAAGGATGCTGCTTTTACTCTTTCATTTAGGTCCTCTTGTGATTCAATATTGGATGCATTAACCTCACATAGGTTACAAAATTGGTAAGGCCTTAAAGCAATTTCACAACAGGGGTTTGTACCCCAATCTTTATCATCTGAAAAATATACCCCAGGTTCACCTGAATTACTTGCAACAATTTTATCCCATAGATTAAAGAAATCTTTCTTTTTAACTTTTGAGCGAATTACAACGGCTGAATTATTTGATCTTCCTCTTTGTGGGTTTTTTTCCCACCAAGCTCCAAACTTACATGTTAACATATCTTCATCATCTAAATCAAACAAAGAAATTAATGCTGCTCTTCTAATTCCTCCAGATAAAACTGCATCTGCGATGTGGCATATAATATCATGTGCCTCAATAGAGAGTAATGAATCTCCTTCCTTCTTCCTATCGAGTACTTTTTGAATTTGGAATAAACATTCTTTTAAAGGTTCGGGGCCTGGTGCCTTCCCCCCTACGGTAACTAATTCTGCTCCTTTCTGTCTGATGTCTCTAAAATCAAATACAGGCATTGTTTTACTTTTACCCATATAAGCCTTCATAATTGCTCTTACAGCATCCGCCCATCCTTCGATTGAATCACCAATTAAAAATCTTTTTTCCTTAGTTGCTTTATGAATTTCAGGTAGGTTTTCAATATGATGTTGTTGAACAGAAAAACCAACCCCACATCCCGATAAAAGTAGAAACATTATTTCACTAAAGGATCTAAAATCATCAATAGGTAAAAATGAACAATTAAAAATTCTTGAATTGTTTATTTCAATAGGTTTTCCAGCAAACTGTAGGCTACGCATTGATGGTAAGATCTTCTTATCATATACCAATTTATAAACTTCTTCTATTTCCTCTTTTAGTTGAGGGAATTTAGCTTGGTGCATTTTCTTATTTCTGGTAACCAATTCTTTCCAGGTTTCTCTTCGTTGCTTATTTGAATTATATTTTGCATACTTATTGTATACTACAATATCAGATAATATTTCTTGTGTTATGTTCATCCTCTGTGTTAAAAATTATTTATGTTTGGGGGTAATATATATAGTATATACTGTAAAAAACCACCTAAATGTTGAAGAAAGTATTAGATTCTCCTTGAAGTCTTCTTCGCTGGGCAGGCGACATTCCCCCCTGAGGACTTTGTTGATTTCCCTCAGATCCATTGTTTCCTCTTATATTTATCCCAATTTTACCTATTGAAGTATCCATAATAGCATCATAGGTTATTCCATCTGCCCCATATCTATTTTTCATTATATGCCACCTACCAGTTCCATTTTCTTTATCTTCAGCACTTCGTGATAGAGACATTGCAAAGTCGGTAATCATCATTTTAGAGTAGCTTTCTGCCATTCTATCTCCCTGGATAATTTCTTCTCTAGCTCCCGACCTATTCACTTGGGAGGCTGTCCAAATTGGTAATTTTAGTTCTGTTGCTAATCCTCTTAGACTTGTGTAAATATCGTCTAGTTTGTCTCTTCTTTCTTTGCTTGTTTTGGATGTTAAGAGGTCTGCGTAATCCACGATGATTAAATCGGGCTCTATATTTTGTTGGACACATTTTTCTATATGGGCGTGTATTGTATTTACTGTTGCTTGTCCTGCTGGGTATTCTCTAATATATAATCCCCCCCTCAGGTTTTCAATTGTATCTTTTACTTTATCTTTACTTTCTACTATGTCTTGAACGGGGATTTCAGTAAAGCAAGCATCGTATCTTCTACCAACATATTTTTCAGATAATTCAAGAGTATAATGTACTACTGTGTAACCTAATTTAACTGCTTGTGCTCCTAAAGCTACTAATGCCCAGCTTTTTCCCCCTCCTGGCCCCCCAGCTATTAAACCTAAGTCACCTTGTCCTAATCCTCCACCTAATAGATTATTGATTAAAGGTCATGGGGTTCCTATTGTATTTCTTGCCTCCTCACGGAATCTATCTTCGAGTTCTGCGATATATTCATGGCCTATATCGCGTTCCGTACCCGCTTTAAGCGCTATGTCGATTAAACTTCTTATGTCGTCATATGCGCCCATTTCTAATAGGTCAACTGAATTCATAAGGGCGTTTTTTAACGTTTGATTTTTACAGAAATCGAGGAATGTTTCCTTTACATATTCTAAGTCTGTAGATTTTGATGCTTTGTAAGACTGTTTAAGAATATCCTTAATAGCAACGCTTTGTAGTTCTTTATCTAATTTTTCTATTTCAACTTTAAAAACCTCCATTGTAGGGATAGTTTTGTATTTGTCAAAATATTTAAGTGTCTTTTGAATAACCCACTTTCCCGCATCATTATCAAAATATTCAGGAGATACAATATCAGCAATTTGTTGTAGGAAGTCTCTATCAGTGATTAGTATACCTAATGCTTTAATCTGAAATGAATGTCCATATTGTGTTAACTTACTCATGTGTTGTTTTTGCTAAACTATTTAAGTGGGTAAAGTGCTCTCTTAACCATACATCTATTGTTTGAATAGCATTTCCCATTTGATCATCTGTATATTTTATAGTAAATTCATTTCGGGAAAGCAAATTTATTGGTGCCTCTACTAATCTTCTTATTAATGATTTTAATTCTGCTGAAACTGGTGGATTATGTAGATCCATTAATTGTTCGTTCATTTGAAGCTGGTGTACCGACTCAACTATTCTTTTATGCATAGGTTCCTCACCTTTCTTTGCTTGTTCTATAATAAAATTAAGATCAAGGGAATTTGTCGTAAATAAATCGGGAACAATTTTTGGAAGTTTTTTAGGACCTAATCCTTTTACTCCTTCAAGGTTATCGGATTTATCACCCATTAGAACCTTATACATTAAAAAATTGTAAGCAGGTACACCATAATCTTCAATTACTAGATCGGGGGTATAAAACTTCTTTTTAATTGGACTCCAAACAGTTATCCTATTATTGACTAACTGAAGAAAATCCTGATCCGCAGACATAATTGTTACTTCTTCTTCTAACAAATTATTCGCTATATATGCGATTGTGTCGTCTGCTTCTATTCTATCTATTGAAATTACGTTAATAGGTAAATCATCAAGGTATTCAAGTAAACGGGAGAATTGGATTTTCATTGCATCCTTTTCTTCCGTAGCGTTTTTAAAGGCATCCCATCGGGTAATTCTTTTACCTGGTTTTCTATTTCCTTTATAGTTTGAGTGGATTTTTCTTCTTCTCTGTGAGCCCCCAGCTCCATCATATACGATGATTACTCTTGTAGGGTTTACCTCCCTAATTGAATAAGCTAGTGATTTTAAAAAACCAACCATACCCCCTACAGGTACACCATTATCATTTAGTGTCCCATTTACTGCGAATGTTCTTAAGTAGAGATTTAAACCATCTACAATAAGTACTCTTGAATTAACATT